CCAGATCAGCTTCCAGGGTTCTGGTGCTGCAACAGGAGTGGCCATCTAATGTCCACCTACCTTGGCGCTTACGGTCGCGTCGCCCTCCGCCGCAAAAGCGACGAAGGCGAAAAAACCTCTGTCGTCAACGCCAGTGACATCAACGTCACTGCCCGCCGGTTCAGCTTCGACTTTGAACCCGGCTTCCTGATCAGCGGCGACGAGGTGGAGATCACCAGCACCAACGGCGTCGTTCTCGGCTTCGTTGGTACTGATGGGTGGGCCAATAACACCAAGCAAAGCAGCGGTAAGTGGTACGTCTTCGTCGATGACATGGGCGGCATTCGCCTGTACAACAACTTCGCCGCGTCCCTCGACGGCGAACAGGCTTCGGCCATCACGCTTGCCTCCATCGCCTCCGACATCCCCATCCGCGTCAAGGTCGAAAACGCCAGCACGCGTTTGCTTGGAGCAGTCACCTCCTATGAGATCAACACCAACCGCGAGGCCATCGACGTTACGGCCCTGTCGGAAGAGTTCCGCAGCCAGTACAGCGGCCTGATGTCCGGCTCTGGCACCATCTCCTGCCACTGGGATTATCTCGACACTGTTGCAGAAAGCGGTAACTACCTACTCCAGCTAATCCTCCGCACCGAAGTCGGCAGCGAGTTTGATGCTGAGCTATTCGTCAAAACAGAAAATTATTCTCCAACAGGCCAACAAGACGAATTAAACGACAAAATCTATTACAGTATTAGTGCAATCATTACAAACGCAGCCGTTGCGTTCCAGCCAGGGTCGATTGTTGAGGTGACCGCCGACTTCATCACAACTGGCCCCATCCGTCTCCGCACGGGCGTGGGTCAGCTCGAATACTTGCTGCAGGAAAACGGCGATAGACTTGAGCTTGAGCAAGACGCCAGCTCGTACTTGGCCTTGGAGCAGGAGGACTAACCCTTGGCAGACCTCAAAATTACAGAGCTGCAGGCCCTCGCTGGTGCCAACCTTGCAGCCACGGACGAACTGGCCATTGCGGACATCAGCGCCAGCGAAACCAAGAAAATCACGGTCAACGACCTTATCGCATACGGCGCCGACCTTATCTCGAACGCCGAAATCCCAAGCGCCAAGATCAGCTTTGCTGCTGGCTCCATCGTCGAGGCATCGCTTGCCACTGGCTCTGTCACGGCCACCAAGATTGGTGCTGACGCTGTAACCGCCGCCAAACTCGGAGACCAAAGCACCTGCATCGTCGCCGCTAGCACCGCAGCCCTGCAGGCCATCACGGGCGACTTTGTCGGCCAACTCGGCTTCACCACTGACGCCCTCAAGATCTATCTCTGGCAGAACAGCACCTGGAACGCTGTTGAAGCCGCCGGTTCGATCAACACCATCACGGCTGACACCAGCGGCATCGTCAACATCACCGTCAGCACCAGCGGCGACACCGCGACTGTTGGCACTAGCCTCGACAACACAGGCGCCGCCGGCCAATTCCTCGCAGGCCCGACTGGCTCTGCTGGAGCCGTCAGCTACCGCACCATTGCCGGTGCTGATCTCCCCACGGCCACCACTAGCGCAAAGGGTGGCGTCGTCATCAATGGCGGCGGCCTGACAATGAGCGGCGACACCGCCGTTATCAACAATACTGTCACCCCTGTCACCGACTCTCTCCGCAAACTCACTTACAACGCACAAGGCCTGATCACTGCCAGCACTGCTGTTGCTGGCTCCGACTTGCCTGTTGCCACCAGTGTTTTAACGGGCGCCGTCCGTCCTGGCACTGGCCTAGCTGTCGATGGAAGCGGCGTCCTCAACCACTCCAACAGTGTTGCGGGCGCCACGCAAAACGGCATCACCTTCGACGCCCAAGGTCATATCACCAACGCCACCGCTTTGGTTGCAGGCGACATCCCAGACCTTCCGGCCACCAAACTGACCAGTGGCTCGCTTGATATTGCCCGCATTGCCAACAACACCCTCACAGGCGTCAAGTTGGCCAACTACGCCATCACCAAAATTGGTGAGACGCAGCCAACCGCCGACCAAATTGGCCAGTTCTTCTTCAATCCCCTCAGTCGCGACCTTTTCCTCTGGGACGGTAACGTCTTCCAGCCCATCGGCATCTCGGTGGGTGAAATTGTTTTTGCTGGAACGTTCGACGCCTCTGCCGGTGGTGGCACAGGCTTGGTCGCTTCTGTCACGGCCGAAGGTACTGCCATCGGTCTTGTTGCAGGTCAGGCACTTCCCGCTGCCGCCACCGCCAACAACCGCTATTACTTGGTGGTTTCCGAAGCTGGCACGATCACCAGCGGCAACGCTCCGAACGTTTCGCTGTCCCCGCCGGATATCATCCTGTCCAATGGCAACGAATGGACTGAGGTTGACGTTAGTCAGACGATCACCGCACAGGTCGCCAGCAACGTGTCGGTCACACCGGCCGGAAACATCAGCAGCACCAACGTCCAGGCAGCACTAGAAGAACTCGACGCCGAAAAACTCGCCCTAGCCGGCGGCACAGTGACCGGCGAGCTGCTGATCGGCACTACCGGCAGCTTTGCGTTTGAGGGCTCCACTGCCAACGCCTACGAAACCTACCTGACCGCCGCCGACCCGACCGCCGACCGGACTATCACCTTCCCGGACCAAAGCGGCAACGTCATCGTTAGCGGCAACGCCAGCATTGTCAACGCCGACATCAACGCCAGCGCTGCGATCGCCTTCAGCAAGCTGGCCGCACTGACCAGCGCCAATATCCTCGTCGGCAACAGCAGCAACGTAGCCACTTCCGTCGCCATGAGCGGCGATGTGACGATCAGCAACACTGGGGCAACCACCGTCGTTAGCGGTAGCACCAGCGTCGCTGGCAAACTGCAGCTCACCGACAGCACCAGCAGCACCAGCACAACGACAGCCGCCACACCCAACGCGGTCAAGAGCGCCTACGACCTAGCCAACGCAGCGCTGCCCAAGAGCGGCGGCACGATGACTGGAGCGATTACCTTCGCCGCAGGCCAGACCATCAGCGGCTACGGCGCCATCGACACCGCCCAAACCTGGACCAAAGGCCAACGAGCTGAGGTGACAGCGCTGACCGATGCGGCCACCATTGCGGTTGATTTTGCCGATAGCAACAACTTCTCGGTCACGCTCGGCGGCAACCGCACTTTGGGCAACCCCACTAACCAAGTGGCCGGGCAATCCGGGTCGCTGTTCGTGACACAGGACGGCACCGGCTCGCGGACCTTGGCGTATTCGTCGGACTGGGAATTTGCCGGTAGTACTGCACCTACACTCAGCACGGCAGCCAATGCCGTGGATCGTATTGATTACATTGTCCGCGCAAACGGCAGCATCCACGCTGTGCTCACCAAAGCCTTCGCCTGATGTCAGTCTTTCATGAGAACATGCTGATCGGCTCGTCCGGTCAGGGCGCCCCAGCCGCAGCGGGCATCTCCAGGAGCCTGCGTTTCAACAGTAGTGACAGTGCCTACTTGTCCCGCACCCCCGCATCTGCTGGCAACCGCAAGATTTGGACGCTGGCCCTGTGGGTAAAACGAAGCAATCTGAGCGATGGCGCTTTATTCCATAGCCCTGGAACAACAAGCGGCACGGCTCATACTTGGTGCAATTTTTCGGGAGATACTCTTCAGTTTTATGACTACACAGGAAGTGTGTTTAATTTTCTGCGTCAAACAGCGCAGGTTTTTCGTGACCCATCGGCTTGGTACCATCTAGTTTTTGTTGTTGATACTGATAATGGCACGGCTGCCAATAGAGCGCGAATCTATGTAAACGGATCTGAAGTAACAACATGGACGAGTACGTCAACAGCGGCTCCAGGTTTTAGCACGGCCTGGAATAACAATGCGCTTCATCAGATTTCTTCACAAAGTCAGTACTTCAACGGCTATCTCGCCGACATCTACTTCATCGACGGCCAAGCGCTGACCCCCACCAGCTTCACCGAAACCGACGCCACCACCGGCCAGCTCATCCCGAAGGCATACACCGGCAGCTACGGCTCGCAAGGTTGGCACCTGGAGTTCGCGGACAACAGCAGCAACACCGCGACCACATTAGGGAAGGACACTTCTGGCAACGGGAATAACTGGAGTCCACAGAACCTGTCGGTCACCGCTGGTGCAGGCAACGATTCGCTGGTGGATGTGCCGACCAACGGCGCGCAGACGGATACAGGCGTGGGGGGTGAGGTTAG